ACCATAGTCTTGTAACCCGCAGCCACAAACTTCTGATAAGTATCACCAAAAGCAAGACCTTCTATTTTCAGACTGCGAAGGTTATTCAGGTTAGTAGTCGGCTCAAGGTAGTTATCAACTGTACCAATAACATCAGAAGTCGATTTAAACTCCAATGCCGAGCTAGTGGCCATCTTGAACAGATAACCTGTGCCTGCTACACCACCAACGGAGCCGTCAGCCGCGTTAGCCAAGTGGTTTGACTCAAACGTCAAGTGAGCGTTAGTAGACAAGTCAATCAACTCTGCAATGTCTTCGACCCAAGCACCTTGCACCGAGATTTGACGGCAATTCTTAGCAGCAATACCTTTACGGGACTTCTGGATAGAGAAACCGTTGGCGAAGTTGACGTTGTACGGAGCCTGCACAGCACTGCCAGTGCCAGGCGTGTCTGAAGTACTTTCACCATGACCACTTGCGTTATCAGCCATAGTCGATGGATCGGGGTCCATACCGATGTTGATGCACAGTGCTGCAACCACACTGTCACGACCTTCAGCAGAACCACCACGGAATTCAATCTGACCGTGCTGCCCTGTCATACGAAGTGCTTCACCACCTGTAGGTACTTGGATGAAGACTTTATCGAAAGTCAGGAACTGAATTGGACGTTGATAGTTGTTGATCGTATAACCACCACGAGTCCAAACACCGTAGTTGAAGTTAGAGAATCGAACATCGCGGAACTCAGAGTACCACAGACCACCATGTTGATAGGTCGCATCCCATTGAGCTTTGGCGTACATGCCCCACTGAGTTGCGTTGACAGTTGCTTGAGCAAAGCCTGCAACCGCGCTACCCATGACGTGCATACCAATCATGTGAGACGACGATACAGCACCCGCTTCAACTTCGATTAGGCCATAAGGCACAGCGGACGTTGATGCCAATGTGGTGATGTAGGTCACGCTTGAACCGTCACCCATCCAACTCACGCCGTGTTGTTTAACCATCTTGGTATGAGGGTAACTACCAGCAGGGTAACGAACCCACCCGCCACCTTGCGATTTCACATAAGCTGATGCAGCCGCGGTTGCAGGTGTCCAGTCCCATGTAGAAGGCGATGATGTCGGTTTTGAAGTGACGTAGTTAGCGAACTCCCAGATGTTGACTGTGATGCCCGACAACATCATATTAACCGTAGTAATCGTATTGGCCAGAGTGCTGCGGGTAAACCCAACGAGGGTCGACCCTACAGCAGGATCACTGACATCAGTCACAAACTCATCAACGGTAGTTGTGAGTGTATTGACATCAGTTGTAAGTGCATCAACGTCGTCAATCGCATTCACAAGTTCAGAGAAGTTGCGATCCATTTCAACATAGGTTAAGGGCGTGCCTTTGCTCGACCGCTTAACTACGTTTGTTTTGTCTGCTAGCATAGTAACCTCGAATTCGTTTAGTCTTATTTAACTAGTGTAATGGCCGAACGCTGTAGCACCGTCAAGCTCGATGTAATCGTAACCGTCTTCAATGTAAGTCTCATCAATGTATGACGGGTCATCAGTCACAAGATCAGTGTTATAACCCGCATCGAAATAGCCTGCGTAAACATAGCCACCTGGTGTCAGGACAGTAACGTTTGTAAAGTGACGGTTGAGTGGCTTGACACCCTCGAATACATCAGCAATGACAATGTCTTTGAAGTCATTTGTTTTGTACGTCCCTTCTGTTTCCGCATACATGAAGTCCTGAACGAAGCCGACTCGGTTGTATAGGAAAACAGACGACTGGAACGAAATCTCACCCATGAAATTCACCGTGACCGTAAAGTTGGCATCGCGAATGATCAACTTGATGAACTCGATGATGTTCACTTCACCATACATCTTCAGACCAGCAGGGTGGAGAACATTCATCACCACATCGCGGTAACGATCAACGCCGATACCTGCTTTGATCACATACGAATAGTCCTGATAGTATTCAGAATCCTGCAACACTTTGTTGGTCGACAGGAAGCTTTCATTGTCAAGGAAGTAACCTTCGATGCGTTTGGTCAGTGCAGGGATAATGCGGATAGAACCACCTGAACCACCATCGGCAGATGTGTAGAGCTGCGGCGTAACAATACCGAACGGCGTGTCAATCAAATTCACATCAACAATCTGACCAAGTGCACCTACACGGTCAATCGACAAGAAACCTGCGTACACAGGGAAACTGATCGTGACTGTAGAGCCCTGCAAGATACTGGCGTGTGCAAGCATCTTGCCGTCGTATGTGTAGCCAGTAATCTCAACACCACCCACTTTGACGGTCAAATCACTTGCAGTCATGATCGTGGTGTAACGGGTATCAACACTACCAGGCCCAGTTGCCTGAACAGTAATGTCGAATGTCGAATCACCTGCGTAGGTCAAGTTGTTGTCGACTGTGTAGTTCAGACCAGGTGAAATGACTTCGACGCCATCAGCAATCGGCAAGATCCACTCAGTGATATTGTCAACCACAACAGGGTAATTCAAATCGAATGTACCAACAATGTCGTTCAGGTACAACTCGGCAAAGTTGAACTTGTTGGCATAGCGGTTGATGATGCGGTTAACTGTTGCTGTGGCGTACTCAAACACCCCTGGGAACGGCTCACGCGTCTGCGTAATACGACGGTACAGGAAGTTGTTCACGTTGCCGCTGTTCGACACGTACATCAGGTTTTCGTTATCGATCCATGTTGCGTTAGACGCACGCAGGATGTCGTTTTTCGGGTAATACAGTTCGATGTCCTCGTTATAGAGGATCTTGAACAGGAACTGAAACGACTTTTCACTACCGAGCGACTGAAAGAACTGTTTCGAATGTTTGATCAGGATTTCTTTGTCAGCCAACACCTTCTCAGGGATGGTCGACAAGTATTCGTTTTTCAGGTGCGTAGCATACCCGTCAAGCGATTCTTTCAGGTCGAGTGCTGACAAGTGGTTGCGCAGTTGATAATAGGGACTGTCTGTACCCTCAAGCCATTCATAGTACCCACTCAGGAACTCAACGAAGAGCGGGTACTCTTCGTTGATGTGTGAGGACAGTTGGCCCGGAATCGAATGTTGGATCGCTTTAGCGGCCATATTAAACCTTTCTGGTTGTTAGCAAATCAACATTGATAGTGTCAATGTATACCACATAGTTCCGATCAGTGTAGAAGTTGCTTGCTACAGGAGTGACCGTCATGCGCAGGGTGCCAGGGTCAAGCAACAGTGCATTGAACTCGACATAGCCAGTTGTGTAATTGATGCTACCGATAGTCTCATTGGTAGTTATACCGTCTTTGATAATCTGTTTGATGATCTTGCCTGCACCATCATCAAGCACCTTTTGACTTGTCGCATTGATGTCAAACACAACATCCGACACAACCAGAGAGCCAGGTTCAACTTCATTCAGGAACTCGGCAATGTAGTGTTTCATCACATTGCGGTTGATTGGCGTGTCAAAAAAGGCCTTCTTGTGCGTTTCAATCGAGTAGATCGACGGCGCTGCTTTGGTGATTTGACGGGACAACTCGCTATCGTTGTACCAGAAGTCAAACAGCCGCAGGTTGTTCTGATTGTACGCATTAGCAGCAGTCTTCACCGCAGCAACAGTCTGAGCAAACGTATCGGTTGTCTGATTGGCGTTATACAGAATACCGATATCCAACTGAAGACCGATGTATGATGCGTCAACCACTTCAGGTGTGATCGAAGCAACGGAGAACTCGGTAATACGTCTCTCGATGGTCTGTTTCACTGTATCAGCGATAACAAAGCCGTCTTGTGGGATTGCACACAGGAACACTCGACCATAATACGGCGGAACGTTCTTTTCACCACCCCAGGCGATTGCAGACTTGATGAAGGTGAATTCACGCAACATGATCGCCACATAGTCTTTATCGCGCACTGCACGGTTCTGAGTTTCCCAGATCTTTGGTGCAAGGAACTTGATGAAGTCAATGTCGCTCTTCTCAGCACCACCGTAAGCCTCAGTGACCACAGTGACCTTGATGTTCGAGTAACCTTGAATCGGTGTACCTGCAATCAGGGTTTTCAGACCGTTTGCGTGTTCGGCTTCAACAGCCACGTATTCAATTCGAACGACCGAGTTGTTTATCGGTTCAGCACCTAGAACGTTGCGACCAAACTGAATGTCGTATTTACCCAGTGTGTTCTCGAACAGATAGAACACAGCGCTGTCTGTGCCGACGTCTACGATGTTTTCGACCTTCAGATACTCAGTGATCTCGCCTGTCACCGGATCAGTCACAAACACGCGCACAGTCGCTGTATCGATGTCAGCATTCATGATGCCGATAGTCTTTGTACTGGAGTTATACAGGTAACGCTGAGAGCGCAACTGACCTTGCTTCAGTTCAACGTTGCTCGCAATGAACTTGTTCTCAATTGTCTTGAGTAGGGTGATCTCGCTGGTATTGGTAAACGAATAGGTCACGTTACCAATTGTGTTGAGGAACACGGAACCTTTCTCGGCTACGAGGCTGAACTCAGTTGGTTGTGCTGACGGCAGGACTTCAAGGTCAACGACCACTGTGCTTGCAGTGCGCGACTTAGGTGTATAGGAGAGTTTCTGTGCATGACTGACAACGTTGGCCCGCAACTGTGCCGAATCGAGAAACGATTCAGAGCTGACCATGTTTGCCATATAGGCGATGTAGTGAGTATTGCGCACCAGAAGGTCAATGATCGTGTTGATCGTCGAACCTTCATAGTTGAAGTCGGCAAAATCAGGTTTCGCCTGCATGTACTCAATTAAGGAAGCTTTGAGTTCCTGTGGATCGTATGATGTAATAAGTGAAGACATGAGAGCATGACCCAATCAATAGTTGTCGTACAGCTATTTATTAGGTCACTCCACCCGATTACCGAATGCGACTCAAGTCCACGATCAAGGCTTGTGTAGTAGGGTTGTTGAGTTCGGTGTAATAGATCTTCACCGAAACTTCATTACCACCAGTATCCCGAACCTCAATATCAATCAACTCGACTTGTGGTTCAAAGTTACGGATCGCGTTCTCGATATTGTCATGAATCTGTCGTGCAGTGGTCAGGCCGATATTCTCAAACATCGAAGCATCGAGGTTCGTGCCCATCTCAACGTTAAAGCCGCGATCATAGAAGTTGGTGCGGACAATATTGATCAGCGATTGACGAATAGCAGAACTGCCTGTTTTGGTCGCAAGGTCTCCTGTCAAAGGATGCTTCTTGAATGACAGGTCAATGTCACGTCTCATTGGTTAAACCCTCGTTGTGTGCGGACGCGAATCGTCAACTTCCAATCTTCAGATGTTTCCATCTCGCGCATGAATTTATCAAATGACACTGAGCTTTGCAGAATCGCCCAGTTACCGTCAATAACACCTAAACCTTCACCGATACCAATACAGCCCTGAAAGTTCGATACAGTGTTACCGATATGGATCATGATGTAGGTTCGGCCTTCAACGTTTGTCACTTCCCAACCTGCGGTGTATTTACCACGTGACGTGCGATTGACGATGCCACTTGAGCGTTTGTTGAGGGTGTAGCTACCTTCAGGGATGCAAGAGACTTCTGGTTCATTGCTCTCCCATGGTAGTTCAATCGTATCGAATACGATGCCACTAGGCATGTACATCTTGCCGATAGTCGCTGAGTCTGTGTAAGCGCGTTCGAGTGTTATAGTACTTGACATGCTGGTTTCCCTATAATTATTGTGAGTTTAAGCTACTTGTACTAATCCGTTTGCGTACTTTGAGTGATTAAAGAACGTCATGATTTGGCCACGTTGGCTGCGACCGCGTGTGAGTGAAAAGTGTAGCCAGGGCATTCTGGTCCCTGTCGATTTGTACTCAAGGAGAAACTGGTCATACGGTAGATTGTCTTTAGCCCACTTCGCAACTTCGAAGTAGAATCCCTTTGATGCATTCTTGAATTG